AATGAACTACGCTGGAAGCAAGGATGCATATGGGTTCTTTATGGAGATGGGAACAGGCAAGTCGAAGGTCCTGATCGATAACCTCGGCACTCTGTTCCTCAAAGGTAAGTGCAACTTCGCTCTTATCATTGCACCAAAAGGTGTGTACCGCAACTGGGTTGCGAAAGAAATCCCAGAGCATATGTCGGATGATGTACCGCATCGAGTGATACGATGGGTATCGTCACCAAACAAGCAGCAGAAACAAGAATTAAATAGTATCAAAGATGCATACTCTGGCTTGACCATTTTCGTGATGAACGTCGAAGCCTTCTCAACTGTCAAAGGACAGAACGCAGGGATATGGTTGGCAAAGAGATTAGGCAAGTTCGGTATGATTGCCATCGATGAAAGCACCACCATCAAAAACCACAAGGCCAAACGCACCAAGGCTCTCATGAAAATTGCAGCAGGGTTCTCGTACCGTCGGCTCTTGACTGGTTCGCCAGTAACGAAGTCGCCCCTCGATGTGTATTCGCAGTGCGAGTTCCTTCGACCTGGTCTCCTTGGATATGATAGCTACTGGGCATTCCAAAGCAGATACGCCGTGGTCAAGAAACAGAACATGGGTGGTCGCTCGTTCACACAGGTGGTCGGATACCGCAACCTCGAGGAACTGACCGAGCGCATCGACAGGTTCAGCTATCGGGTACTCAAGAAAGACTGTCTTGATCTGCCCGAGAAAACATACACCGCTCGGTATATACCACTGACCAAAGAACAAAAGATGATGTACGAACGCATCCAACGGGAAGCCTTGATGCTGTTCGATGATGGCGAGATGGTCACCGCACCTGCGGTAATCACGCAGCTACTCAGGTTGCAGCAGGTTCTTTCGGGCCACATCAAGACTGACGAAGGCAAGGTTGTTACCTTCCCGACCAAACGCATGGATGCTCTGCACGAAATCATGGACGAGCACGATGGCAAAGCAATCATCTGGTCACGCTTTCGCTACGACATACAAGCAATCGTTCTTACGTTGAAAAAGAAATACGGGGAACATGCAGCCGCAGGATACTTCGGGGACACAGGGGATGAGGAGCGCAACAATATCGTACGCAACTTCCAAGACCCCAACCACCCGCTTAAATATTTTGTCGGCAACCCATCTACCGCAGGATACGGTTTAACTCTGACCGAGGCTGATCTTGTGGTATACTACGCCAACGATTTTAATCTGGAGACAAGGATCCAGTCTGAAGATCGGGCGCATCGTATCGGTCAGAAGAACCCTGTCACCTATGTGGATCTGATTTGTGAAGGCACTATCGATGAGAAGATCGTCAAGTCCCTCCGCGCCAAGATCGATATCGGTGCCAAAGTATTAGGAGAAGAGGCACGAGAATGGCTAACACTAAAAGCAATAGACTAAAACACGAGGCTGCTATCGAAACAATCGTAGACTACAAACGTGGTCTCAGGCACCTCGATACTGGAGCCAAAGAGTTTTCGATGCAGACAGGTTTGGATGAGGACGTAGCCAAAGCATTCTTGAAAGGGATGAAGAAGCACAACGTCACGCAGATCCGAGGCTACACCAAAGAACCTGACAGGTTGCGCGAAGGGAAGAAAGGTAAACCAAACGAGGCCAAGCTATGACACAGACAGAGATGAACTTCACCCGTGATCGGACACGCTACGATCAGATGGAAGAGGCCGCACTGAAATATCACAAGGAACATCCTGAGATATACGAACTGTTCTGTCGGTTTACCTTCGACATAATCAATCGAGGGTTCCAGAATTATGGGGCCGACGCTATCTTCGCACAGATCCGTTGGCACACTGACCGTCCCGATGTGGATGGTAAAACCACGTTCAAGGTGAACAACAACCACAAGACTTTCTACACCCAGTGGTTTGCTCGAGACTATCCGCAGTACGCTACCTTCTTCCGACAGCGCGTGAAGATCAGCATGTTTAAACCTGCGTCTCGGTTCGCGGAACTAACTCCACAAGACTTTGAATAAAAAACCCCCCACCGTTGCAGTGCGAAACCTAGCCAGGTGGGGGGAAGTTTGTGAGGCGATAAAGCCACAGGCGTGGGCCTCATCGAGCAGTGTATGGAGCTTGTCCTACGAAGCAACCATACCAGATTTGTTTTTCATTTCATAGGCTTTTCTTATCAAGACAGATAACTGTCGAGCCATGGACCTCTGGTCCTCGGTTGCCAATTCATGCAGCATCGCGTGATCGTCCAACAAAACGGCTACGTTCTTGAACTTCGGTGCCTCCTTCTTTTTTGCTTTCGCCATGTCGATCTCCTGTTGTACGAAATATGTTGCCTATCCCTACACCAGTCGCATGCAGAATGCAAGTCACATGTAGTAGGCGGTGGTGGACATGACTGACTTGTCCTTAGACAACAACTCATCCACAACTTTAACGTCCACGTCCAGTTCCTCCGCCACTTCGAGCGAGGTCCAATACCCGTGGTCCTCTTTCAACAGGCGGTGGATCTTGTCACGCAGTGTCGTCGGGCCAACCTCGATGTTCTCTTGATCGTGGGTCACCTCGACACGCATCGCCCTCCATGGAATGCTTGCCCTCTTGTCAGGGAAGTTGGGCACAAGGTACGCTTGCACCGTCTGACCCCCCTTCAATCCCATCTTCTGCACAATCCGAGAGTTGAAGAACACACCGTCCCCCTCCTCGGTCACACCAAACGCACTGTCCGCGTACGTCGTCTCTTCGATTATTACTTCTTTTACTTCTGTTAGCATTTAAAAATTCGGCTCGTATAAGTCGCCGTCCTCTTCTCGTTTCTTGTAATCATTTAATTCGCGCAGCAGCCCCTCGATCCTCGGATCCTGCGGGTCTGCCCATTCGATGTCGTCCAACTCTTTTTCTTTCTTGGTTATCAAATCTCGTATTGCCTCTATCCTGGCTTCCATTTACTCTTCCTCCTCGGGGGCGGTGGCTTCGGCCTCGTCCTCACGACCCCACTCCTCAAATAAAAATTCAATGTAGTCGGCGGCATCCTCCAAGATCGACACCGCCTCGGGACCTCGAACGTCAATCCCTTTTCGTATCGCTAGGGCCATGATCCGCAGCTTCTCGTCGTGCTCGTTCATCCTCCTCTTCCTTCTCGTCCCACGGCGCATTAGACAACGACACCTTCATGCCATAAGCCATCTTGCGCTTGTACCCCTGCCACTCTTTATCTTTCTTTGTCCATCTGCTCATATCTTGTATCCTCCATCTCTCAGAGCCTGAACATAATTATCTAATTCTTCTCGAGCAGCAAACAACTCACGGTGTATATTCGGACGCGCATCTTTCCTGTACCTTTCGTCCTGTAAGTTATCCACTTGCTGCTTGAGCCATCTCAATTGTGCAGCTTGGAACGTAGTCAACTGCTCATCACCCATCGGCTTCCTCCTTCTCTGGCCTCAGTCTTGGTCGAATGTATTTCGATACCTTGTCTGAAGCCTCGCATGTCATCATGATGTCGTTGCCATAAAGATCGTACAGATGGTTATAGATCCCATCTGCACTCCCACTGTTCATCGCAGAAGAACAATGCTTCTCGCTCTCAAACCAAACAGTCGTATTAATCTCGTGATCTTGTACCGTGTACGAAATCACAAGGGCCGTGAAATACTCGATCACTTCACAACCTCCCACACGCCCTCGGTCCCTGCATCTTGACCCGTGTCCCTGATCAAACCCTGCTTGTGTAGTACAGACAAGTTCGTGCGGACAATCGTCAGCTTCAATCCCATGCGGTCAGCCAACTGCTTCGCGGTCCCCGCACCTCGGTCCAACTCAGCAAGGATCTGCTCCTTCCTCGTCAGCTTCTTGTTGCTTTGACGCTTACGCGTCAGCCGTTGCCAAAATTCTTTGATCATGTTTCTTCTCCTTCGCTAAAACATTCTTCACAAATATATGCATCGTGGCCCATGCCCATCGTCACGACCTCTCCGCACTCACACAGTCGCTCCGATTGACCATCACCGTCACAGGTCGGGCATACTTCCTCAACCTCGTCCAGATAGCCAATGTCACGGCTGAAACTTTGAGGTCGGGCCACCTCGTAATAGACACGGCCCACCCCATCACACTCGGAACACTTGTCAAGGATCGGTGTCTCCATCTCCTCGATCAACAGGTTCTTGATCTTGCCCATCACGCTGCATCCTCAAACTTGGGCAGCACCTCGTTGCGAAACTTGTCCGCCATCTGCACATAGAAACACCCGAACTCCGCATCCATAACCTCGGACAAATCTCCGCCGTTTGCTTTAACAAACTCCTGTGCCCACAGATGTACATGGTGCAAGATAAAGTTTTCCAACTGCTCTTGGGTCAACGGTAAACTAGGCATCCTCCATCTCCTCCTCGTCCTCTGGTGTCCAAGTGGTGTCATCGCCGTCGATGTACTCGCCCTCGAACATGCCGCCCTCGTCCTGATAGGTAGCATGAACCCTGACACCCAACTCGTGCAGCTTGTCCCACACTGGAACAGGTGGACCCCAAGCAGTCCAACAACGAAACTCGAACCATGACCTAGTATCAGCCTCCAAAATTCTTCCGTTGTCTTCTCTGGTTTCATGGTCCAACTCTTCGTCGATCTCAACCTCACACACGTCCCACTTCGTACCCCAGTTTTCGCAACGCCAATCATACCAACCTGCAACCTCAACCCTTTCGTTGTTAAACGGTGATATTCGTTTGCTTTTGTTCGGCGTAGCCCACTGCTCGAACGGCATCGGACAAACCAACTGACAAAACTGTGGGTTCTTGGCTCGACCCCCACGGTGGGGATCGTAACCGTTCTCAGTCAAGCCATTGTAAAGCATGGACACCAAGTAATGTGGCCCCTCAACTCGGACCTGTTGATAACAATGATTAGGCATGACCTGACACCGCCTCCTCTAACTCGCGTTGAAACCCAAGTTGAAAGGGCGTATCCGCAGGGTCCAACTCAAATAATTTTAGCGCAGTGTAGATTTCAAAATCCTCATGCAACATTTCCTCAGACGCAGCCTCTCGACCTGCCTGATAATCTTTAAGATCCATCTTCATACTTTCCTCCTGATTAAAATCTCCCGTACATCACAATCGTAAGTGATCACGACCTCATCGCCAACACGCAACTTGCTGTTCACAATCTCCGCTCCAACGATGTCAACTATCGGGCGGTCACCCTTCCCCGATACCTTGCGCTTGCCAGTGCCCTCTTCATTCTGCACCAACAACATACCACCATCACGCAGCGGTAATTGAATTACGTTATACCGAACGCCGCGCTCGTAACCTGCCTCGACCAACCGCTTGCCCTCCAACCAAATGCGAGGGCGACCACGGTTCGCTCGGATCGTATATTCCTGTAATAAAATCATGCCAAGCACCCCCACTGCATAGCCATCGCATCAGCAATGCCCTTGTAAAACTTAGACCGCAGCTTCCAACGATCCGCGCTCGGCGGTAACTTGTGACACTCATCACGCGCCGTCGATCCATCAAGACTGCCAGTGCGGTTCAGCTTCGGTAGGTTCTTGAGCCACAGGCACGTCCGCTTCTTCACATTGTCAGGACAATCATCCGACTTGGCAAACTCCCAAGGCTGTATGCTCTGGGCAAACGGTACATAATTTCTGATCCGAGCCTTCGCATGCTTGTGCATCACTGGGTTCTCAACCGCGACCATCGATATATGCGGCACGTTCCAAACAGCCGAGAACAACTCCGCGCCCTCGTCCAACTCACGCCACATCTCCTCGAGCGTACGGTTCGGGGGCGGCGACGATAACCAACGCACACCAGAATTGCACAACCGAGTGCAAGGTGGATGCGCCACCATCAACAAGTCCCAATCATCCTGCATCACGTTCCGAATGTCATCCTGAATGTGACGGTTGGTCGGCGTGTCCGCAGGTAAAATATCACAGGACCACGCATCATGGCCCCTCTCCAAAAATGCATCGCGCACTGTGCCCGATGTCTCGCAACCAATAAGTACCTTCATGATTTCTGCTCCTCTTTCCATGTGCGGATGTTCTTGGTCGCGTTTACAAATCTCCAAAAGAAATCCTCAACCTCCTCCGCTGTCGGGTCATACTCGAACTCATCGCCAGACACTGAACGTGAATGATCGATCAGACTTTCCAATGTATCTGCCATCGACTTGAGGTGACGCGCAGACATAAAGTCTTTGTTAAATGTTGTAGTGATTGTCATGTTTGCTCCTTCTAATATAAAACACTTGTGGTGTACTTGTGACCCTGCCACAACAAACAGGCCAAGTCAAACATTTTTTTCTGTGTTTACATATAGAACGCTGCCACAGTTTTTTATTTTTTTCATCTCCGACGCGTGTAAAACTTGTAAACAACGTAAACAGGGTAGAGCACAACCGAAAAAATGTAATAGAACCAAGAGCCTAGTACCTCGGTCCTTGTTTACGCTCATCTTTAGGTTGCCGTAAACAGTTTACAAAATACCGTAAACACTAAGGGTGTTTTTTAATTTGCATAATCAGCCCATGTCTAAATTAGGCCAAAGTGTTTACACTTCATCTGTGGAGAAAGGTTATATAGAAATCTTGGCAATAGAAATTACTTGTACTATGGTTGTGGAAAATCGGAGACAGGCATGGGTTCAGTCAAGAAGATCGAAGAAGAACATGGTCGTCAGCTAACCAATCGGCAAAAGACTTTTGCTCGGCACATTGTGGAAGGTATCTATTCCAATGCAGAGTGTGCAAGGAAATCTGGGTACGCACAAAACGTGGCAAGGAAACAAGCCTCGATCTTATTGAATGGTCGGGACTATCCCCATGTTGTGGAATACATCCAAGAGTTAAGACAGGAACGCGAACGTAAGTATGGGGTGACAACCATCGGGCAGCTTGAGCGTTTGTTTAAATTATCTCTGGGTGCAGAAGAGGCAGGGCAATTCTCTGCCGCAATCAATGCAGAAAAAATACGCTCTGCTCTTGGTGGTCTGACCATCGACAGGCGTGAAACAATCAACACAATTGATCAACTTTCGAGGGATGAAATAACTGCCCGACTTGCAATGTTACAGAAACAATATCCGCAAGCCTTCGTGATCGATGGCACAGCGGAGGATGTGACAGATGAGCAAGGGACCAGAGGCAAACTTTTGGAACCAATTGAGATCGAACCTACCCAAGAAAGCGTTCGCAACTCGGATTGAAAACGTGCATGGGGGCGGTGTTCCTGATGTTCATATTATCTGGGATGGCTTGCCGTTTTGGATGGAACTCAAAGTAACAAAGGGAAACGTAGTAAAAGTCTCATCTCATCAGGCAGCGTGGCATATGGCTTATTACGCCCGAGGTGGTCTTAGTTTCTTCTTGGTAAAGGCCCTCTCTACGAAGGATCTATATTTGTTTGGGGGGGATCAGGGTCCAAGTCTCATCTTTGGGGGGATCAAAGGTGCGGAGGGCCAACGGTTCTCGAACCCTGCGGCCTTGTTCGAAAGTCTGCGGCCTCGTTTGCTCGATCATTACTCTGCGACCCTGCGACCCTGCGACCCTGCGGCTTAGTTTATTTGTATGCCTGTGCCGATGGCACAGAAAAAGGGGGCCGTGGCCCCCTGGTCTTAGTTTTTCTTGCCCGTGCGCTTGTGAAAGTTAACGATCCGCCCTGCGTCGGGGCCTTTGAGTCCCTCGCAGATATAGAAATCGGCGGTTTCGCTTATGATTTTGTACAGGTTTAGGTCGCTGTCCCGATAATACATGCTTAATGCTCCACGATTGCGATTGATTTTGCGTTACTGGATCCCTTGCACAATTTGCATGCTGTGCATTGGACGCGGCGACCCGCCTCTTTTGACGCGGGACATAGTGCCTCGTTTGTTTTGTCGATGTCGCCTAAATCTACAATCACGCGGAAAGTGCGGCGACCTTCGGCCCAATGGGCCTTGGCTTCGTCGTAACTGTCGGCGGATTGCATCGCGATATCTGGACGCCATGGTTTCTGGTGTGTGTACGCTGTCCAAGTTTCGCACTCGGACAATAACTCATCCCAAACGTGAGACGGGACCGCAGCGGGGTCGCCATACGTCCCGACCCTTACGAATCTATCGCGGCCCATATCCCGAGCGGATCCCTCTTTATAAACGCCGCGCTTGTATGATTTAAAAACAATTAAAACGCCTTGGCCTAAGTTAACGTAACACTTGCGGCCCTTGGCAATTTTGCGCTTTGGATCCGTCGTAACTTCCCCACGCATGGGGCAAGATCCGCAAATTGAAAAGTCTGCGCCAGTCTTGCTGGCTTCCAATGGGTTAATATCCGAGCGCAAGATATAAGTTTGTACGACCTTGCCCGTCTTGGTGTTGCGGTTTGAATATGTGGCAATAACCACAATTGGCTTTCCATCCAATAGGCTTGGCCCGTTGTAGATGATAGCATGTTGCATTTTTGTTTCCTCTTTCTAGTTAACAATTTGATATTAGCAGAGCACAAGTAAACCACAAGTAAAAAGTTTTCTTTATATCTCTGCGACCTTGCGGCCTTGTCTGCGTCTCTGCGACCCTGCGGCCTTGCCGCCCTGGTCTTTATTATGCTTTTGTAAAAGTGAAGGGGCCTTGCGGCCCCCTGGTTTACCATTCTTTGAAGTAATCCTGGTCTTCGTATGCTTTGAGATAGGCTTCGATCTGCGCCCTGGTCATGTTATCTTTCTCGACCCGCTTGCCTTTGTAAGTTCCGTCGGGCCAGTAATGCGGATCGATTGCTCTGCCGTAGTATGCATCGGCCCCGCCTCGATCTTCTGGTGATCCATGTATCATAATAAAAATCGGGGGCCGTAGCCCCCGCCTCCTTAATCCATAAGTTCGTAGTTGATTGAAGACTGCACATCCTCGAGGATCTGGCGGCGCACTGTTTCCAGTTTGCTGCGGATCGAACTATCCTCTGGCAGTTCGCGGATGACTGAACCAAGTTCACCAAGATCCAAGCGGATCTCTGCTTCAAGACGGGTGTGTGTAATATAACCTTTTTTCATAAGGTTGCTCCTTCTGGTTTAATATAGGCCCGATTGCCTATGACTCATGGTTGCACAGATCCAACAACCAGTCAACAACTAAATCACAGAGACAGCTATCATTTTGTTGACGCCAACAAAATGATCAACCCTGCGACCTTGCGGCCCCATTAAAAAACCCTGCGACTTTGCAGTCACAGGGTTCAAGGAGCATGGCGCATTTACCCTGCGCCTGGGTATTAGTTTTCTAGCACAGGTCGCAGACCCAAACGTCTCCGTTGTACTCAGCTTTGAGTGCGCCCAGGGGATAGTCGCTGTGCTCGAACATGATGTAAGGTCGAGCGGTAAACTCACAGATGTTTTGCTTGTGGATCTTGACGGCGGACAAAGGTAACTCTGTCCGCTCATCGTAATTAATTGCGCTGTTGAATATGTGGATCATGGTGTCATCCATAGCAGAATGAACAGCATGGCAAACAATGCCACGCCGCCCAGGATATCATCGAGCACCGTGGTCTGACGACCACGGCACCATTTGATTAGAGTTTCAATAGCGTGAAACATTAGCTGGCATACTCTTCGAGCCAGGTGTCATCGGCTAGAACCAGATGCCCATTGTTCATGATGTCTCGAGCATAGGTGTCTCCCATCTCGAATTGACCGTCATGCATCATGGGTGACGTGGCAGCGACGAACCATCGAGCATATGGATCCTTGCGCTCGGCATCAGAATGCTTGTAGGTTTTCAGTACGCGCCACTCCCATCCGCTGGTGTTCTTATAGATTGCGTATGGTTTTTCTTGTGGTCTGGTTTTTCCGAATGATGTTCTAGGCATTTGTTTACTCCTTCTGATTAAATGCAAGTAGAGTGTACCCCGCCAACAAGCGGGGCACAAGTGTTTTTTATCTCAAGATTGTATCGGCAGCGTATCTCAACCGACGATCGATGTCGTTCTTAAACTTCGCATTGGTTAAGTTTGATGCGTTAGTCTTGAGACCGATGTGTGACTTCACGTCCTCTGGCGTGATGGGTCGGGGCTTCCCGTTGAAGTTTAGCCAAGATCCATGGATGGTCTCGATCATATAGCAGCGACGATAAAATTCTTTCCAGTCTACTTCACTGATGCTGTTCATGCCCACTGACATCGTGCCCCAGATTAGAGCGTTGGTGATGGGCCATACAGCGTCGTCGTCGTAGTCCGCTGCCACTTTGGTTAGATCATAATTTAAAGACATTTGTTTACTCCTTGTTAAATGGTGGGGAGCCGCAGCTCCCCGTTTGGTTTACTTCCAAGTGAACCGATCATAGGTTGATACGGTGCAATACTTGGCCCATGACTTGGGCTTGTTTGCTTTCCACCATGCTAGGTTTGGCACGTTGGTGCGTTGGCATGGTTTCATCTCAGCGATGCCGTCCTCGATTGCCATCTCTTGAGCGGCTTTGATCATCGCGTCAACGTCGCTTTTGATCTCTTTGAGAACCGCTAGGCGCTCTTTGATATCATCGATGTTGGCGACTTCTGGATCTGATCCGCTGTAAATCTCAGCATCGACGAATTGTTGGACTTTAGTAAAAGGCATTTGTTTTGCTCCTTGTTAAAATGAAAAGCCCCTTGCTTTCCATATCTAAGATATGGGGACTGATTTGTGGAATGTCAACAGGCAGACCACAAGTTTTTTACATTTATTTAAATTAATTTTCGAGAATATGTCAGCTGCTGAACGCTGCAATGCAGCATCCCCCTCCCCCTCTAGGGGTTACTTTGCCGCAATGCAGCATTGGCTCGAGCAACATCGACCCCCCATCCCCCCTATTTGGCGGTACACGTCAACACATACGCGCTATATATACAAGTTTGATAAATTCATTCATTGGTAATTCCATTGGAGTCCCTTGGCCCCCAAAAAATCGCGGGTATATTTTC